CGAATGGTGGGCCTGTAGTTTTAAATTGTTGGGATGATTTCATCGGTTTCATACCAATGACCTGCATTAAAGTTTGGGCAGGTCTTACCCTTGTCGAAATCAACGTGGCCTTTGACCGTAGCAGATGGGAATTCTTCAGCGATTAGTTTATCTATTGTCTCTCGCAAGACAGCCATTTGCTTGTCGGTATAATTGATTTCGGGATTGGGGTTATCTTGGCGCATACCTCCGATAAGGCATATGCCCACAGTGAATTTATTTTTTCTGCGAACATGTGCGCCAGCTCTATGTAAGGGTCGTCCAAACTCCAGTGTGCCATCACGTTTAATTACGAAATGATAACCACACCCTAAAAACCCACGTTCTCTATGGAGACGGTCAATTTGTCTTGCGCCTATATCCATAGATGGGGGTGTTATTGAGCAGTGAACGACGATATATTTAACGTCTTCCTTATTCATTGAGCCAACTTTCAGGCACTAATCCTTTGGCGTATTTGAAGCCATGCTTCTCACACCATTTGCCATATGTTGTTGATGATTGTTTTGAAATTTTGGTATTCGGGTTGGAGAAAACCATACGAATATCAAGGTGAGGATGCTGCGCTTTTACGAGCAACATCTTTTGGCGGTCTGCGGTAACAAACCTGCCCTTACTTTCTACTACGATTACTGTACCGCTCTTAGTGGTGATGTAGAAATCTGGTGTATAATGCGCAGTGCGTGTTGGAACTTGGTATGCAAGCCTATGCTGTTCATACTCAAAATTTACGCCTTTGCTATGAAGGTCTGAGGCCAGACTTTCTTCTAAGCCTGACCTCCATCCATTCTTTATTGCTCTTGCTCGTAGTGCAGAACGGGCGGGTGATACCCTCCCAGTCTTAGAAGTCAGCTGCAGTGTCCATTTCATCTGATGTAAAGGTGTCACTGGCTGGAGCTTTTTCTTCAGCTTTAAACCCATCTTCATCATCAAACATTGAGACAACATTGCCATTCATTGGTGATACAAGATTTAAGATTTGTACTGCTTGTGGTCTAAGAGCCAGACCAAAAGCCTTATTGGTAGACATAGCGTAGGGCCATACAGTGGCAGCTATCTTTACTTCAGACCCACCTCCAATGACTGCATCTGTGGGTGTACGAGACGCATCTACAATAGCAATTTTCATATCTATTGTTCGCCCATCGTTGGTGTGTATCTTTGCCCTCTGCTTAAATTTAAACAGATAATAACCTGTAAGGTTACCTTGGTCGTCTATCTCTTCTTCATAAGGTGAAGAGACTGAGAAACGTGATAACTTTGGGTCACGCTTTATAGATGCATCTTTGTATGTCTCTAAGATTTCATCTAATTGTTTGATAAGAGGAGCAGCATCTTCCGCTTCTACTTTCAATGTTACTTTATATTCACCATCAGCGTTAAACTTAGTGTCTGGCCTGTTGAGCCATGGGTAGACACATGTTGCTTTTGGGGTAACGATTTTAATTTTTTGTTGAGCCATATAGCTTCCTTATTGATATTTTTGGATGTCCACACCTGCTTCAAGTAGTTTGGTAAGAGTATCTATTGGGACGGGATGTCCATATTTTATTAGGTACTCAGCAAGGTGGAGGTGTATTGTTATTTGTGGTTGCGCCATAGAAATCCTTTCACTAGCTATGGTGCAACCATCAAGAATCTAATCAACGGTGAATATAATTATGCAAAGAAAAATTCACTGTTTCTTACGTCTGTCAAATCTAACGACCCCTTTGCAGGTGGCATTGGTAAGACTGTTTCTGTCAGCAGTTGCGTCTGCAGACGGAACAACTCAAATGGGTCATTGGCTACATAAAGGTCAATGAATGCCTCACGCAGACATGCACTCAACATTGGAATGTCACTCGCATGACACCCAAAACTGTCATGTATCATTGCAAAATGTGTAACACCATTTTCACGAGCTAAGTTTACAGTCATACGCAGATGGCAGCTGTCTAGCGAGTGAACAACATTTGGAGAGATACCATTGGATTGCTTCTTTCTGTTCATCTTTCCTATTAGGTCTTCTCTTAGAGTTAGATAAACTACCTTCTCTCCTAACTTGGTCTTGATGCGTCTGGGCTTTGTATCAGGATAGCTTTGCATAACAGGAAACCCATCAATAGTTGTCCAGGATATAGGCAAGTTCTCTGTCGCTAAGATACGTGCGCAATCTTGTAGCCATGCCATACCTTCCTTAGCTGCAATCACAGTCTCATTGATGCTATCCCAAATATGTTTTGCCAAATACAGTGATGCCTCAAACTCTAATCCATCAAGTGGTGAAGTATAAGATAGGTCTTCTTGCTTACGTTTCATATCTGTTTCAGCAATATATTCAGCTATAAACCCCTTTCCTGAGAATAATGTAGACCCATAAACCCTGCACATTGTCATGCGCTTGGCAGCTTTGCGAGATAACCCATAGTTCAAACATGCTTGGGCAATATTATCTTTTTCACCTCCTAAATCAGCTGTGATTTTGACTATCGCAAGGTCGATGACCTTTTGGTAAATGTCCTCTGGTTCATTAGATGGCATAAGATTTACCGCTTGTCCCCCAATAGGGTCACGCAGAGCAGCAGAGAAGTGTTGTAAGCCTGAGCAAGACCCATCTTTTGCTATAGGAATATGCGATATATGTTCTAGTCCATGGCGTTGAAAGCCATTCCACTCATAACAGAACGCTAGAAAACACCACGGGTCATCGGCTTCTTTTGCCCACCACAAGTCTTCAAATGGGTCAGTAGCAACTTGAAGTATGCGTTGCGTATTTTCTTCAACCCAATCAATACGCTCATCCATGCTACATTTATCATACCCAAAGCAGTTTGCACCATGAACCGCTAACTCATAGGCTGCATCATTAGACCCAAGTGGCTTACCAGCTGCAAACTCTAACAAACCTTTGGCTAATGAGTTGCCTTGTGGGTTGAGATACATTGGAACTGGGTACGCCCTGCCCCTCCAATCCAACGTATGTGGAAAGTAAATTGCCTCATATTGTTCAAATCTACCTGCAATAGATGCAATCTTAGCTGTCATAAGACGCTTCGATTTTAACGCAAGGTTTTGCTCATAGACAGTTTTGGCTTTTTTCTTCCAGATTTTGAATTTGAGTTTCTCATCATCATTCAAATCACTTGAATCACGGTCTTTGGTAAGTGGTGATGGTGGTAATGGAATATCCTCTCTGCTTGGTAACCCTGCCACGGGTAAGTTTTGGTCATGCATTTGCGTAAACACGTCCAAAACAAAGCTGTTTACACGCCAGGGTGTGCGTTGGATTGTATTGACGGCATCATAAACAGCCGCCATTTCTTGTGTATTACCCTGTAAATCCTCAAGGTAATTTCTAGCTTGTGGATTATTTCGTATCTTAATGAATGGAAGTTGAGGTGTATAATATGTGAGATACCCCCCACTTTTTGGTGATGTCCAATCTTTCGGTGGTACAACCATCGGAACATGTATTGGATTTAACATCCCCGCTACATCTTTGTTCTTTTCAATGAACTCAACGACAGCATCTGTTGCTTTAAGATGGATGTCAGTTTTATTCTTAGCTCTAACAACACGAACTTCTTCAACAAAGTTAGTGGCCTCTATAAATATAGACACCATCTTCATACCTACATGCAACTTCTCTTTCTTTGACCATGTTCGCCACGTTTCACAGTAACGATTGTATGCAGCCACAAAGGTTTCACGTTTACGTTTACGGGTTGTATCTGTTTCAGCTTGTATCTTTTTAAAGAGATGTGGGTGTTGTTTATCAAAGGATTGATACCGTAACTCATCTTCACATGCCTGTCCTATTCTCAAGGCAACATCCTGGATGCGTGTATTTGTAACAATTCTATCTATTATGACACGGCACGTTAAGTATGCCACGACATCAGAATTGAGTTTATCAATGAATTTAAAGGCAATACTAGCGTTCATTGCATTGCCTTTTTTAGCTGCTTTTTTCTGTGCATTCAGAATATCTAAAATTGGTTCTATTGCTCTTTTTAATAGAGCTGTTCCAAAATACGTGGAAGATTGGTCACCACGTTGTATTTTTGCATTTAGTTCCTGTTCAAACCGCTGAATGGTAGCGGCCCTGCTCTGCTTCTCGATTATTTCTTGTGTTATATATAGGTCTGTACTCATGCATATCCTTCTTTTTGTTTACTATGCTTGTATTGAATTGTGAGAAATGTTAATTCTCTAGTGCAACCTAATTACTGATTAGCACTTTCTATAATATATCATTGATGATTAGATTTCGAAAGTGACGATGTGTCACTCCAACTGTTACCAAACGGTAAAACGAAAGAAGCCCACGACTTTCATCGTAGGCTTTGCTCTCATATATTAATAATGTCTAAATTTTTAAAAGGTCAACGTGACCAAAAAAATAAATATTATCTATTGGGGTACTAGAATGCATCACAGACATTGATTTGCACTTCTGGCATCAACTTCACATACTTACTTGTGGTGACCAATGAACGATGACCCATCATAGCTGCAATAACAGTATTGTTTAGTTTGAACTCGTTTGCCAGGCGTGTTGCAAAGGTATGACGTAAAGAGTGAAATACATAGAGTTCATTACCTTCAAGCAAATCTTTACGCATTGCACCCCATGCCCTGTAAAACTTCCACATCCTAAAGTATTTCTCTGGTTGGTTGTCCAAATTAAGAAGAGCATATT